AGGTAGATATGAATAAATTTATCAAATCTGATTATATCGCTAAAGGTATGTTGGTGGATTTTTTAAAGAAGCCAAACCCTAAGTTGTTTAATCAAATAGTCGGTATTCAATTTAAGAATATTCGACTTAAAAAAAAACTGACTGCAGAAGCTGTAGTACAGGATAACAAACGATACTTTAATACAATTTATGATTTATATAAATTCGAAAAAGGTATCAAAACCGATGTTTCTAAGTTCATTGCTTTAAGTTGTTATTACGGTTACAACATTGATGAATTGAAAAAACAAATCAAACTAGAGGATAAAAATGTATAAAGAACATAAACTAAAAAATGGTCTTACTTTAACTTTTGATGATGAAAAACATATTTATTATCATGAGAAAAAGAAAGTAGAAAGTGTAACAGGAATATGCGGTAATGGTGTTCCTAAACCCGAACTAACATCATGGTTAGTATCAACTCCAATCAGAGAAATCAAAAACGCTATCAACAATAGACTTGATGAGGGTTGGGGAATTGATAGGGTTGAGTTAGAACGTATCATAGATAAAGCCAAAAACAAAACCGAAGAAGTAAAAAAAGATGCGGGTCTTGTTGGAACAGTTGTTCATGGTTTGATCGAAGACTTTCTACAAGGAAAAAAAATTCCAAATCAATCTGATGAAAAAGTTGTAAATTGTTGGAACTTGTTTTTAGATTGGTGGAATAAACAAGAGTATGAAGTTGTAGAATTAGAAAAGAAAGTATTTTCTAAAAAATACAATTACGCAGGTACTCTTGATCTTGTTTTAAAAGATAAGCAAGGAAATTTAATTCTTGCTGATATTAAGACAAGTAACCAAATATCATTTGACTATACGTTACAGTTAAATGCATATAAGGAAGCGTATGAGGAAGAAACTAAAACTAAAATTTCCAAAGGTTTAATCATAAGATTACCTAAAAAAGATGGAAAGATTGAAGTTAAAGAACTTCCTTTAAATAAACAAATGTTTAATGCTTTTCTAGGTGCTATGCATATTTGCATTGCTAAAGAACTGCATAAACAAAAATAAAAACAGAAACAATAAGGAAAAAACATGCAAACACAAAGACAAAGTCTACCCTTTGCGGGTTTGACGCTTACAATGTACAGCACAGGCAATAGAGCACCAAAGATGGAATATCAAGCTTCATCTAATAAGGCTCAATTCAAGTGTAGTTTAACTAAACAAATGTTTGATTTAACAAATATTCAAGCTTGGTTAAACTCTCCGCAAATACAAGAATATGTTAGAGCGGGTTATGTTGCTAAATGGGGATCTAAAATAACTCAAAGTGAGCCTACGCAATATAGCAATGGAATGAAATTAGAAATAACTTATTATATGGTTAAGCCTTATAATAAATCTGGTTACACTCCACAAAACCAAATGCAACAACCACAGCAAGGCTACCAACAAGCTAAGCAAGGTTATCAATTAACTGATGATAAGTTGCCAGAAAGTCCAAGACAAGAAATTGACTGGGCTAAAGAAAGTCCTACTGATTTTAACCCAGATCAGTATGAACGAGAACTTGGTTAATGAGTGACGAGCCTAAGTATATAGAAATAAGACCAAAGACTTTTGATCCTCATAGAATCATAGCTTACGTTGATGCTTTAGATAAAAGATTAGTTAAAGCAGAAATTGCATATGATGAAGTGAAAGATCAAGCACAAGAAGTTTTTGATTATGTCGTTAATGAAAAAATGACTAATGAATCTCTTTCTGTATCACTTGCTAAAGTTAAAGCTACGAATGATGAAAGGTATAAGAAAGTTAAAAAAGAACTTTCAGATAAAAAAAAATTATATCTATTTTCAAAAGTCGAAGCTAAAAACGGACATTCATATTGCGATCATTTAAAACAACAATCTATAAATGATATTGCAACTGAAAAACTTACAAAATAATATTTCTGGGGGAGAAATCCCCCATTAATTTCTAGTAACTTCTAAATTACTTAAATCAGTATCTTCGTGTATTCCTGTATAACTATATTCATAGTCAATCAATTCCACATCATTTCTACTTTTAATTTCCGAAACCATTTCATTTACTTTAGGAAAACTTGGAAAAGTATCTATAAACCTAAAACACACATAAGAACCATAAGGATTGTTTGGTGCTTCAAGTTGTAATTCTAAACTTGTAATAACTGCGTCTACTTTGATCTTGTCCATTAGACAAGTTACTATTTTTTACGCATGATGTCAGCACCTTTTAATCCATAGATCGCAGAAACTACACCAATAAAAATAGCTTGATACCAATAAGGTAAGTTTGAAAAATATTCGAAGAACGTATCTAACTTATTACGAATTTCAGGATCGTCAGAAAACACAGACCACCCCAATAACAAAATAGGAATAGATACGAGAATAAGGACAAATTCGTCCTTGTAACCATTGTCATTACTTTCAATAACTTTTGCCTTATACTCAATCTCGCCTTTCGCCATACGCTCAGCATGAAGCATTTGAGCATCTGACAACAACTGTTTTGTTTTTTGTTTATTTTGGTAAATCTTTCCAGCAGTCTTTACACCTAAAGATAATAAATTCAACCACATATTAATCCTTTTTGATTAATTCTATTTGCATATCAATTACATGCTTTGCTTTTTCTAAATCTTTAATCTGATCTTTTTTATCTTTCCACTTTTTGTTGTATCTTGATATGTATTTTACAACGTGAGTTTGACAGGCATTAAAATCGTTAGCCATCGAATACTCTAAAGGCTGAATTTTAAGCGTTTTATAGTGATTTCCTTGCACCTGTTCAGAAAATGCTGAATTGTCGTTCTGCGTGGCTCTATGGCTCTTTAAAAGGGTATTTTTTAGCTTGTTTGAGGTCATACTATCTTTCCTATCCAATTTCCATCTTTATTCAATACCATCGGTAATAATCTTGGTACACCATTTAATATAATCCCACAACCCAAAATAAATCTAGTTTTAAAATTTTTCGCATAAGCAAACGCCATATTTTTTTGGTCTATCATACAACCGACATTCATACCAAAGAATAAGTTATCTGGGTTAGCCCACCATGATATTACAAATTTCGTATGGTAATGTCCTTGCACAGTAGACATAGACATTGCTTGAGATGTCTTGAGTACATCAGCACTGCGACCATGAGTAAAAAAACAACGTTGTCCATTTGACATTGTTAGAGTTAAATCGTCTACCCATTTCCATTTTTTAGTTCCTAAGAAATCTCCGTAATCTCTTAAAAATTCTTTAGACATTCCAAACTTTAATGCTCTACGATAAACTAAACTTGAATGATTACTATCAACTTCAGTTACTTCAGGAAATATGTTTTCTAATTCTTTAACGTAAAGTCTAGCTTGTTTTAATTCATGTCCAGCAGAAAATAAATCTGGGTTATGTTCATGCATACTGATTGCATGGAAGTCCAAGCTATCTCCAATATTCACAACTCTATCTGGTTTAAACTCTTTCTTAATCTCAGCCAAGAACTTTATACTATCCTTATGATGATAAGGTATATGCATGTCACTGATTACAAGAATGCGATTATTAGCCATACAATTTATTGTTGTATATTATTTAGTTAAAAAGTAAAGAGTTTGACTGATGAACAATAAAGCCACAGCACCAACTCCACCGATTATCCAAAATAAAAGTTTATCAAATTTGTCGTTTATCTTTTCAACATCTTGATGCAAGTGCGCAAGATGATTTGTTTTGATTAGATTGATCTCTCTTTTAAGACCTGTTATGTGTCCATAAACATCTTGAATAGTACCATCTAATGTTTTTGGAACACGCTTAGTCATTAATGATAATCCTCTAAATATAAACTAAACGAACCAGAAATAGCTGACGTTGCATCTGCTTTGGCTCTTAACTCTATATCACTTTTTTGATCTACTAAAATTGGTATTTCAAATTTTCTATAAACAGGTACAGCAAAAGTTGTTTGATAGCCTACTGTATTCCACACGTTACCATTAGAAACTTGTTTTGTTAAAATTTTAGATTCTACCTCTTTTTGTTTGCTCATTCCAATAGAAGCTGAAACAATCCAACCTCTTTTATTTCTTGGAATAGTATATATTGCAGATAAAGAAGCACCATAAGTTGCTGGAACATAAGCTACAGTTTTTGAATCTACTGTTACAGTTAAGTTTCCAACATTAGCATTACCTGTGTTTGCTGTAAGCATTCTTGCACTAAAAACTCTAATGAATGTAATCGAACCAGCACCGCCACCGATTATTAAAGTTTCTGAAGCTAAATCATAATTTTCATCTAAACCAGAAACTAAAACTGTTCCTGTATTATCTGATGCAGTATCGGAAGAAGTAACTGTAGCTGTAGTTGCAGTTGTTGGATAAGAATAAACACCACCTACTGATGAAACAGTTTCAAATGAAGTTGATACACCATCATTATAACCGAAAGTTCCTACGGCAGAAAAATCTTCTATTAATCCTTTTTGAACATTGATACCAAAATCAAATTCTACAGAGGGTTTGCTATTTTGAATATTGAAAGTCATAAATCTTTAATATCAGATATAATCTAAATTTCAATAAAGTTTAATTTGCCTTGATCGTGCCATCTTTTAATCCAGTATTCATCTTTTTCCATTTCGTGTGATGGATAAGCGTAAGTTTTAGAAACATTATGAACTTCTCTAGTATATTTATTACAAGTTTTAAAAAAATTATAACCAGTAACATGAAGATCACATTTAATATTATTTAATATCCAATAAACAGAAACTAATCCTGTTGTTGGTCTATAGTAATCTAATTGCTCTTGCATTTTAGTATATTCTTTTAAGTTCCATAACCATGCGTGAGGTTTATACAAATCTGGCATTCGTTCCATACGCTTAGCACCTTTTTCAGCATTAAGTCTTATAATGTTTTTAAATTCTGGGTAATATCTTAATTTATCATAAAGAAATTTATGTGCTTGATTAACTAAATTATTAATCCAAACATCACAAGGTTTATCTAATATTCCTAAGTTTAATCTTATAATACAATCATATTCAGAATAGTTAGGCTCAGTTTTTAAATCTGCGTTTCCAATTAATAATATTTTTTTATTTAATAGATATTCAAACGGGTCGAACATTAAGAATACATTACAGTATATCTAGAATAATCTTTTAATTTATCGTTCCACCATTCTTCAGGTTTAACAGTTGCGTGTGCGTTCATTCCGTTAGGTAATATTTCTCTAGCTTCTCTAGTACAGATAGTTAAGAAAACCCATTGGTCAGAATAGTTAAATATATCTTTTAATACTTCATCAATACTTTCTTCAGGAATATGTTCTAAAACATCTGTTGAAATAACTAAATCAAATCTTCTATCTGGTTTTGCAGAAAATTCTGGCACTGCTGGATCATATTTTGTTGCATTCCATTCTTTAGGGTGGTTTTGTGCTTTGCCACAACCATAATCTAATATTGTTTTTATTTGTTTAGATTTTATTAT